TCAATCGATCCTGTGTCATCCCCATCAGAAACAGTCTTGTATATGAATGCACTATGGACTTATAACATATGACCCAAACTGCTTATGGTGGAGATGTCGGGCACTGCCCCCGAGTCTTGAATCTTTTTCAATCTACTTCATACAACAATAACTCTTATTTAACACACATAATGAAAGAGCACTTGCATACCTTCTAGGGCATATACAACCCGTCTACGACCATACAGCCTTACTCCTCTTTCCTGACCCAGGCTTCTCAGTGTGTGTTAAAATTATATTATATATTTATTTTGTCTTGTTGTCAACTTGATTAATCCCAATATTTGCTATTATCTAATGTGTCCCAATATTGTTTGTTGTTGCGATTGATAAAATTCTTAACCAAGTATTTGGCCATACCCGTGTATCCCATTTTTTTAAACCTACGGGAATCCTGTCCGCAGTAATGTCTGATGATTCTGAACTTTTGGGGACTATATTTTCTGGACAAAAAGTAATCTTCTGATGTTGAAAAGTTTTCTGGAAACCCACCAAATTCTTCAAACCGGTCTCTGCGAGTCAGCATAAATGATCCAACTGCAAAGGGTGAAAAATATTTCAATGTGTGATTGATTGTGTTAAAAAGAGTGAACCCAATCATTGCTCGCTTGTCTTTGTCATAACACTTTATGCTCAATCCAACTAGATCCAAATTATTTGATTCAAGTTTATCAACTGCATCACGAATAACTGTGTTCTTGAAGAAACGAACGTCGGCATCAATGAACAAGATATAAGGAGTAGTGGCTAGTCGTGCTCCGCTATTCTTTGCAACTGAAACAGGGCCTCCTTCAATAATTTCTACATTCAAATTGCCTTTGGTGGCTTGAATAACTTCTCGAGTATTGTCCGTTGAACAATCTGCAATAATGATTCTGGTACTACCTATCATTTGATTGCGTAGGTGCGTTAATAGATAAGGAATATAATTTTCTTCATTCTTGCAAGGAATTACAATGGTAATTTTATCACTAAGTTTCATCTTGTTTGACATTGGTTTTACCTTGCCCCTGTTATTGTAACTTTAATTTTACAAAATCTACTATATGCTGTGCCATGTCTTGACCACAGTATTTATCCATGCCTTTGAAACCAGGGCTGGAGTTTGCTTCGCATACCTTATAACCATCTTTATCAAATAACAGGTCAATACCTGCAATTTGTAATCCCAATACTCTTGCTGTTTCTCTAGCAATGTAATCAATCTCTGGTGTAATATCAAATAATTCGCCTGTGCCTCCTGTGCTTATATTAGCACGAAAGTCTCCATCTGCACCGGTGCGCTTCATGGCAATAATACTTTTGCCACCAATGACCCATACACGTAGATCAGTGCCTGGCATGGCATCAACAAACTCCTGTATAATCAATGTCTTTTTCAATGCAATGCTTGACAGCAATTCCATTAGGCCTTCAAAAATCTTACGTGTCTCACATAGATATACTGTTTTGCCTCTTGAACCACTAGTGGCTTTTACCACGCAGGGAAAGCCAATTTCTTTTTCAATCAACTCAACATCAACATCACCATTAACTAGTATTGTCTTGGGGATAGGTAATCCAGCACTGGCCAAAGCCTGGCTGGTCATTAATTTATCACTTACTATTGCCACACTCTCGGCATCGTTAATAACAGGAACACCCAATTTTTCAAACTGTCTCATCAGTGCCAGGGTAAAATAAGCACTACCAGAACCAGTGCGACTTAGTATCAAATCAGGTAAATCAATCTTTTCGCCCTTGTATCTAATACTCTTGGCATTGCCGCGGTTAACAATAATGTCAAAGTACCTGGGTTCAAATATTTCACCTTTGATACCATTTTGTTCAAGACATTCAAGTAATCTTGTATTTTCATAAGCAGTTATTCCGCTGGCGTGATGTAAAAGCCATACTCTTTTCATTTTAGATCCTTTTTTTATATAGTAGTAGAAATCAAAAGCCCATTTACTTTAAGTCGCGATCTTGGTATCGTAAAACAGAAAATCCTTTCTGCTCAAACCAAGGGATACAAAGTTCTCCTGTTAGTATTTGATCAGTCCGGCGATCTAATACTTGAAACGGACGCCACTCGTTTTCTTCAAGATGAATAAGTATCCAATCACCATCGTGTGTTTCACATAGGGCCGATACGCTTTCTACAAAATCTCCATCATTGAAATACCAAATATTATCAATCAACTTGATTTCCGGATTGTGTATATGCCCGCAAATGACCCCATCAAACCCACGCTTCTTGCAGTAGGACACTAGATTTTTTTCAAATTGGAAAATAAAGTCCACGGCTCTTTTGACACGATGTTTGAGATATTGACTAAGACTCCAATAACCAAATCCCATACGATGTCTTATCCAATTGAATCTGGTATTAAGTGTAAGGATCAAATCATATGCTTTATCTCCAAGGAAACTGAGCCACGGGGCCAAACGTGTGATTCCGTCAAACAGATCACCGTGAACAACAAGATAGTGTTTTCCATCAATACCAATATGTTCTGCTTGATTGGCAATTTCAATATTACCAAAACCAATATCGTAAGGCATCAAGGGACGTAAAAATTCATCGTGATTTCCAGCAATATAGATTACTTTAGTTCCACGTTTGGCAAATCCAAGTATACGTCGGATCACATTAGAGTGACTTTGTTTCCAGCGCCATTTGTTTTGTTGAATCTTCCAAATGTCCAGAATGTCGCCAACAAGATACAGTGTTTCGCAGGTATTATGTTTAAGAAAGTTATTGAGTTTTTCAGCTTGGCTATCTTTAGTGCCAAGGTGAATGTCTGAAATTGCTATTGTTCGATAAGTTTTTTGTTGCATAAACTATTTTTCTATAAATTAGTGACGGACTCCATAGGGCCCGAATATAGCCTCCGTCTAGCCAGTATAGTCTTTCACTATCTCAAGCCGCTATGCAACTTTACCCCTACTAGATATAGTATTTATTGCATTACTCTGTTTGTGACAAATCAATCAATCCTGGACCGTAGGTGTGATTGTTAAGCAAGGTCAGCACTTGTTTTCTATTGCTAGCTTTGTTGAAACTAACATGTATCCAAGGCAAGCCACTACCAGTAGTTTTATACTCCAACAGCAGTTGATCAAAAACAACATTGTCTCTAATCCACTGTGCTATGGCAAAGTAATCTTTCTTGGCAGCAGTTTTAAATTGCATATCAACTGCCATACCTTTGGGATGCTGACTGGTTGGACTACCAATACCTTCGGGACGCCATGTGTTGGTTAAAAATGCTTGTGGATAGTGTGCCTTGATGGGCTCAACTACATTGATGGCCAGCATCTTTAAATTGCACAGGATCTGTTCTAATGTTAAGCCACTTGCCGGTCCGCGTAGTGCATGATCAAAAATTACACTGGGTTTTCTAGTCATACCAGCTACTGTGTATCTAGCAGTTAGTGGAATGAAATCTATTGCATCACCACTTGGTGGAACAATATTAGGTTGTTGTTCATTTGGAAATAAGGCATGAATGTCTGCACAATCTGTACTTAATATCTTTGCAGTTGCAGCAGGTAGACTAGTATCTCTGGCGCCTATTATAGGAGTTTTAGCTGCTGCCAGTTCCTGTGTGCTTACTGCGCCCAAAGCAGAAGCTGATGAGATCAATGCTGCACCGCCACCTGGGTTCACAGCATCTTCCTCATCAATTTCATTCATGGCACGATTAGGAGTAGTATCTTGGTCAACACTGTCGCCTACAAACACATCACCGCTACCACCTACACGAGCATGACCGCATGTATCTGGATTACCGGTGAAGTTTACTTCAACACCATGTGCAAATACTGTTCCACTACCCGATGTTGTTTGCCAAGCACCGCCAACGTGAGGGCCAGGACCGTGGCCTGTGCCAATTGATCCATTGACGGATACTAACAGGTTGTTGGCATAGACAGTAGAATTCCCATCAGTAGTAGTGATTGAACCACCACCACTGTTGGAATCAGATTTACGCTGCGCTGGTTTATCTTCACCGGCCATGTTATTGCTTAACGCAAGGCAATTCCAGTGGTGCCTTCCATGTATTGATCAGCAGCTTCTTTCTTGCTGATAACCATGACAAAGATATGTGACTTCTTAATGGGAAATGTATCTTGATCACCTAGGAATAACCAAGGGATCATACCTAGTCCTTGACCATTCATGGTCAATGCCAATGGGCGATTAATGGTGACTGTATCTGCATCCTCGTCATCATAACGTGTGATAATTTCTTCACCGTTGATTAATTTAATACTTACTACTGTTCCTGCTACAATTGGTTTTTTCATTAACATATTTTATTCTCTTTTGATTGATGCGCTTAATTGTGTTATTTCACTTTTGCGTCTGTTGTTTTCTCTGACAAGTAAATCAACCTGTCTATTTATTTCGCTTGTCTTGGCCAACAGCAATTTTACCTGCTGTTCTAGATCTGCAATTTTTTTATCTTTTGGATCCATGGCCATGATGCTTAATATCTGTAGGTTTCTGGCTTGAATGGACCATCTAACCCAACACCGATATACTTGGCCTGTTCGTCAGTTAGCCGAGTCAGTTCGGCACCAATTTTACTCAAGTGCAAACTGGCAACTTTTTCATCTAGATGTTTGGGTAGGATATATAACTCACCTACGTTGTACCGGTCGCTATGATTCCATAGTTCCATTTGTGCTAGAACTTGATTGGTAAAACTGTTGCTCATTACAAAACTAGGATGTCCTGTACCGCAACCAAGATTTACCAAGCGACCTTTGGCCAATAGGATAATACGCTTACCACTGGGGAAGATAACGTGATCCACTTGTGGCTTGATTTCGTCCCACTCACAGTCGGCCAGGGCTGCTACATCAATCTCATTATCAAAGTGTCCAATGTTACAAACAATGCTTTGATCTTTCATCTGTTCCATGTGTGCTCTAGTAATAACATTGATGTTACCTGTAGCAGTTACAAAGATATCAGCCTTGTCAGCGGCATAGTCCATGGTGACAACACGATAGCCTTCCATAGCAGCCTGTAGGGCACAGATTGGATCAGCTTCAGTAACCCAGACCTGTGCGCTCAATGCTCGCAGGGCCTGTGCAGAACCTTTGCCTACGTCACCGTAGCCGGCAACAACTGCAACCTTACCGGCAATCATTACGTCAGTTGCACGTTTGATACCATCAACTAGACTTTCCCGGCAACCATACAGGTTGTCAAACTTGGTCTTGGTAACGCTATCGTTGACATTGAATGCACGTAGTTTAAATGTACCTGCTGCAATAGCTTCTTTAATTCTATATATACCTGTAGTAGTTTCTTCACTGACACCACGAATACCATCAAGCAGATCAGGATGTCGATCGTGAATCCACCAGGTCAAGTCATGTCCGTCATCAAGAATCATGTTTGGTTCCCAGCCATCTGGACCACGTACTGTTTGTTCAATACACCACCAGTATTCTTCTTCAGTTTCGCCTTTCCAAGCAAACACCGGAATACCTAGATCGGCAATGGCCGCAGCAGCATGATCCTGTGTTGAGAAAATATTGCAGCTACTCCAACGAACACTTGCACCAAGAGCCACTAGCACTTTGACCAGCACAGCAGTTTGAATAGTCATGTGTAGTGAACCTACAATACGAGCACCTGCTAGAGGTTGACTGGCTTGATATTCTTTCAAGATAGTCATTAGGCCTGGCATTTCTGATTCTGCCACTGCTATTTCTTTGTGTCCCCATGCAGCCAGGGATATGTCTTTAATTTTATAATCCATTTTTCTTTAATTTTTATGATGTTGCCAATATTGATCAGTTCCACCTAAGTGTCCCCAATCGCTATCAACTGTTAATCGACTTGAAATACCACCTCTTGGTCTAAAATCAATTTCTATACGTACACGGTCTGGTTCGTAAGCACTGATCAGGTGTTTGTAAAACACATCCAAACAACGTTCGTAACTGATTACAGTATCTCTATATTGAAATAAGTATTCTTTCAAACTCTTTAATTCAATAGTTCTATCCTTGCCATAATACCAAATGGTGATTACTCCAAAGTCGGGTTGATCATGCACACCTAAGAATGTAAATTCTGGTATAACGATCCTTTGTTCGTAACCTTTTGCTGCATTAGGCAAACTTTTTAATGCAGCACCATCTATGCTATCCCATAATTTTTTAGTTGTCATCTAATCCTCTTTTACCAAAGTCTCCAATAATTTGTAGTGATCGTAGGCTTTTTTCAATGCCTGGTATTTTTCCAATTTCTCAGGATCAGGTACAAGTATTGCCAATCTGTCTTGAATAGTTTCTAACAGTTTGACAAGGTCAACACCTTTGATAGTAACGTTGCCGTCAAAATTTGCAGAACCTTTGACCTGCAGATCACTAGAGAAGCCTGTTCCATTGAAGCCAGTGGAGTTTGTAGTATACGATGATCCAACTGCTCCTACATTGAAACTAGGATATGGACCAATTATAGTATTATACAAAGACGAGGTTGATGAAGTGTCAATAGAGTAGGTAGTGCTCCAATCGTCCAGCGGTTTTGCAAAAATATCAAAATCATCATTCATTTACTTGCTCCTTGATATACTTTTGTAATTCTGTAAATCCACCAACTAATTCATCCTCGATGAAAATTTGTGGAACGCTGCGAGCATTGGGCACTGCTTCTAACAGTTCTTCTCGAGTATATCCATCGCCAATCTTGCGTTCTTCAATGACATATCCTTTTTGTTTTAGCAATGCCTTGGCTTGGTCGCATTGATTACAATTATATTTTGACCAGATAATAGCTTTCATTTTATTTTATTTTTCCTTATAGATCTGGAAGTTCTTCATAGTTGACGCTATCAGACATTGCTCCAATAACATAAGAAGTAGACTCCGTCTCCTGAAGGGCTGACTGTTTTTTGTTTAATTGTATATGTTTATTGAACCATGGGATAGGACTGCTACGTGGGTGGTCTTCGGCGTACTTGATTCCAATATCCTTTAAGCGAGTAAATGCTGTGTGATCCACAAAGTCTTTAAGGATAGCTGCATTAAGTCCAATAACAGGGCCCTTCTTGAACAAATAGTCTGCCCATGCTTTTTCTTCTGAAATAACTTCCATATACATAGCATATACTTCTTCGCGGCATTCGTCAACCAAGTTGGCAAAGTCTTGATCATCTTTTACAACATTATTGATAATCCATGCAGTCCACTCTGCATGTAGTAATTCATCCTGTAGAATCAAAGAGATGATATTGCCGTTACCAATATAGATCTTGTTCTCCACCATGGCAAGACTGGTAGCAAATGACACCATGAAACGGAATGCTTCAAGTGCGTAGCTGGCATGTAGTGCCAACCAAATTGCCTTCTTGTGTGTACGGGTGTCAATTTCCTCACCACATTCCTTGCGGCAGTTAAGAACGTGTAATGCTTCATAATATCTTCCAATGCTTGCAGCCATGTCTACAATTTCTTTTGTATCATGTATCTTGTTGAACTCGTCCTTGGGCACACCATACACATTGCGAATAATGTGACTATAGCTCTTGCTGTGAATGTTAGTTTCAAAGAAACTCCAGTTACTTACTAGTGCTTCTAATTCAGGCAGACTGATAACAGGACTAAACACTTGATTAGGAGCACGGCCTTGAATACTATCCAGGGCTGTTTGACGCAATAAGTTGCTGGTGAAAATGTGCTTGACTGCATCACTTGAATCCTTGTGATCTATCTTGTCTTTAGTGAGACTAATTTCTTCTGGCACCCAAAAGAAGCCACGAGCCAGTTCTTCAAATTTAGCAATCTTGGGATACTTAAATTCTTCAAACCGTTGTACAGTCACTGGCCCAGCTGGGTCTAGAAACATCTTGCGTTTTAGATAGTTTGTTTGCTTTGATAGATTATATTGTTCTTTTGACATATTATTCCTTAAACTGTTATGTTTGCCCAGTTGATAATTTTCCACTGGTTCTCTAAATACTTTTTCTTGTCTGCTTGATAGTCCAAGGCCCACGAGTGTTCCCACCAATCAACTAACAATACAATATCACTCTTGATTTGATGATTCTTAATTGTTTTTACCTGTCCGTTCTTGGCCAAATAGACCCAACCGCTTCCTTGTATCGCCATAGCTGCTTTTTCAAATTGTTCTTTAAACTCTTTGAATCCACCACTGTAGTGTTTGTTGATAAATTCTGCAATAGCACCAGTGGGCTCATTCTTTTGTGCGGGTGCTTGATACTGCGCAAACAAGATGCTGTGTAAGAATGCACCGGCTTCATTAAAATCAGCATCACCTTCTTTACTGTTGTAACGATCCACATATCCTTTATACAACTTACCATAATGGTAGTTGATGGTATCTTCTGATATAGCAGGATCTAAGTCACCGCGAGCATATGGCAGTTTGATCTGCTTGAGTTTCTCGCCTGACTGTTGTTCCTCGTTAAGGATTGATTTAATAAAACTATAGGTCATAACTTACAGGCCAAACAATCCTCATCCTCTGGTTCAGTATATATTGCAACAGGTTCTGCCGTAATCAATCTATCACTTTGAGTAGTCAATATATTCTTACTCCCAACCTTGTCTATGAGACTATAATAAATCGTTTTCAAGCCCCACTTGTATGCTAACATCAAGTTCTTGGCAATCAATGTCCCGGGAACCTTACCATCTTTAAAATGCTTGGGACTGTAGAATGTATTGGTACTTAGACTTTGATCGATGTATACTGCTAACACTGCACTGGTTTTGAGATAGTCAACACAGTCTTTTTGATCCCACATAAGTTGGTAACGATTCTTTAATCGTCTGTATTCTGGCACTACTTGTACAAATGATCCGGCTTTTGATTCCTTGACACTAATAAGTTCCATTGGCATTTCAATTCCGTTAGTACTGTTAAGTACAACTGAGCTGGACTCAACCGGTGCCACGGCCATTAAGGTGGCATTACGAATACCATACTTGATTATACGAGCACGTAATGGTTCCCAATCTAGGCTAGGTGTAAAGTCAGTTAGTTCGTTACTACCTGCTGCACGACGTTCCCAAGGAAATACACCCTTGCCATAGTAAGTAAATTCACTACGTTTGCAGGCGCCACGTTCTTGGGCAAGCTCGACACTGGTTTCTGTTAGGTAAAATGCTTGATGTTCCATCCAACGCTTGACTTCTGCAAGTGCTTCCGGTTCACCGTATTTAAAACTCTTACGTGCATGCCAGTAGGCTAGATTAGTAATGCCCACACCTAGTGGTTCAAATTCATCATTGGCCAGTTTACTTTGAATGCTTAAGAAATCTTGATAGCTTAACAAATTACTCAGACTGCGTACTAGAACTCTGCAAGCCTTACGCATTTCTTGCGGGTTACGAAATGCACCCCAGTTTATGCTGCCAAGAGTACAAAGAGCAATGCGCCCATCTGGGTCTTCAATTCTTTGGAAAGGACGGGTGGGTAAAAGTATCTCCTGGCATAGGTTTGATTGATATATGGGATCAAGAGTTGTGTCAAACGGACCTTGTGCGATGACGTTGTCGATGTTGACAAGATATATGCGCCCAGTATCAGTCCTTTCTTTAAGGATTCCATTTTTGAATATCTCATCTGCCGATACGATTTTCTTTTTAATTGTCGGATGCTTCTCATAGTTCAAGTATAGTGCTTCAAATTCTTCCGTGCTGCGATAGTAGGCTTCGTATAGGTCTGGAACATCGTGCGGATCAAACAGGCTCATTGTTTCGCCACGCTTGTAACGATTCCAAAACATTCTATTGACCACTACTGAGTAATCCATTTGGCGTACACGAGTTTCATCAGTGCCTTGATTGTTTTTTAATACAATAAGATCTTCGAACTGATAATGCCAAATGGGGAAAGTTACTGTGCATGACGCATTACGAATTCCGCCCTGACTGCATGATCTCAAATCTGCAAACCATTTTTTAAGAAAGGGTATCATACCCGTGTGTTTGATTTCACCATTGCGAATTGGTGCACCTAACGGGCGAATTCTACCAATTTCTAGGCCAATTCCGGCTCGTTTTGAGGCATATTTGGCCATCATTTCGCCGCTAGCAAAGATACTGTCAAGAGTGTCATCTGCACTTATCAGTACACATGAGCTGAATTGTCTAGTGGTAGTTCCTAGACCGGCCAAGACTGGAGTGGCCAAGGTAAAGTGTCCATCACTTCCACACTCGTAATATTCCTTGACCCATTTTAACCTTGTTTCTTTTGGCTCGTTATGAAATGCAGTGGCAGCGGCGATAGCGTAACGAACTTGTGGAGTCTCAAATACTTCGCCAGTGGCACGATTTTGTACCAGGTACTTTTCAGTAAGTTGTGCAATAGCAGCATAGGTATATTTTTCATCCTTGTCATGATCAATAAACAAGTCAATGATATTCCACTCATCTTCTGTATACCACTCCAGTAATTCTGGAGTATACATACCACGTTCTATGTTACGTTTTACAATGCTGTAGAGTTTAGGAGGTGTATAACTATCGTAGACTTCTTTACGTAACATAGACACACGCTGTCTACCTGCTACAAATTGATAGTTGACATTATTGATTTCGGGGTTTTCACTTTCATCAATTAGGTTAACCATGGCCTTGAGCAAGAGCTCGTCTATAGTTTTTGTGCTCATGCCATCGTGCAATTCTATTTGCGCTTTGATCTCAATCATACTGGGACTAACCCCGTCTATACCGCTGCAAGCATGAGCTACTTGTCTTTGTATTTTAGAAATATCTAAGGGCACTTTGACCCCATCTCGTTTGATCACGTTGATCATTGTCATTAGAAAACCTTGTTATGTGTGTTGAAAAATATTTACCTTGGTAAATCAATTTCGATTATATTTTCCAATAGTAGTGAATCTGGCAACTCTGCCAGTGGAACTGGTCCTAGGTCACTATAATTGATCGCCCATTGTTCGTCAACACATACTACATTATACTGCTTAGATTTGTCGTTGTCTATGAAAGTTTTGATCTCAATTTTAGATTCTTTAAACTTTTCAGTCAATTTCAATGTCCAAGCAATCATAACGGTCTTGGTAAAGTCATCGTAACAATTTTCAACAATGATTTCCCAGGGGCTGGGCCAACTCTGTTTGTGGTATGGATCAATTTTATTATTGTAGGGAGTAAATGGCGCAGATTTCCAGAATTGCCATGTATCCATCAATGCATTGTCGCTAGTGGTCAAGTGGGCGCGATGAGTGGCCCACGACGACAGTCTGTCGTCAATTGGTAATTTAAACATATCTATTTTAGGTTAAAATGTCTATTTGGTATTCAATGTTGGTAACAGTTGTATTACCTTGTACTGCTAATTTTACATAATTTTTATCAAACACTTGGGATTCATCTGTAACAAAATATGAATTATTGCTACCAGCTTGTACCAAGGTATACAGTTCACTAGGTGTGGTGTAATCAAACTGTGGACTTGCAGAATTTGTAGTTATCTTGTATCCATTGGATACAGCTTCAATCTTATTCACATACCCCGACAAGTTTCTATATACGTCATTTCCAGTTATGTAATATCCATCAGGACTACCAACTAATGCATTTAATACAGCATTTGGCCCACTAACAACCAAGCTATCACTACCAGACAGACTTATATTTGCAGCCATATCAGTGGTGTTAGGCGAAACAGTAGCTGTATCGATAATATAATTGTAAGTATCTGTAATTGATGAATATCCGTCCCTAGCAATGTTTAATATTAAATTACCTTTTCTAGATACTCCACTATTGGTTAATTGATAACGTATAGATAGCATTTGATCTTGCCCATTAAGACCAATTTTCATAACACTGGCAGTGGTCACAACTGCTGTTTGAGTTGTTACCGCAGTGTTATTATTGACTGCTACACGGCCAGCTATTAATGGATTATAATAAAAATTAGGATTGGTAGTATTATCCGCAATGGTCTTTCTATTGAAGTAGTCATTTATAGAGGTATTACCATTAGAAAAGAACTTAATTACAGATGTTGCACCAGTTGAGGATGTAACAAAATCATCAAGACCAGGACCATTAGCAACATTTACAAAATAATTATTTTCACTAATATGGTTAGTCATATTTGTGCTAGTGCTAGCGTAAATTCCTTCTGCAACAACATTTTCAACTCTATTAGATCTAAAAACACCATTGGTTGGTGCAACACCAACACCGTCGGCCTGCATGACAATGCCGCGACCCAAATTATTCAACATACTGTTGGTAATTACAGGTCTAACAACTACACCAGTTGCAACAACTCCAGTAACCAAGCTATCAAATTGGCACTCATCAATGGAGATATCTACACATAGATTTGTAGCCATTGACCCATTTACACTGCCGCCTGTACCGTGTATAGATATACCTTTGCTACTGCCAGTAACTAGCCCGTATGTTGTAGTAGATGCTCTATTATAATCAGTTTTAAAAGATACAGATTTTATATTGGCATTTAAAACATTATCTAGAGAAATTAATGAATTTGTGTTAACTGCAATTGTGCTAGATGAATACTGCAATGTCATACCTTGAATAGTAACATCTCTAGCTCTCTTTATACCGGATTGCATATTACTGATGTTGGCTGCTGCATTAGAAGTATTATTGATTTTTGAGATACTATTCCCCATAGCATCCATTGTTTCAAACATATTGGTATTAGATGAAGTTAATGTCAATATAGTTATATCTTGTCCTTGCCCTATTAATGTGGTGTAAGGTGGTAGTGATATTGCACCGTTAATAAGATAATTACCAGCTGGAATAATTAATGCACGTCTTGCATCGCTGCGCTCAAAAGAATTCCATGCTTGATTGTAAAACAAATCATTAATAGCATTTTGGAATTCTAGTGTAATATCAGTGGCTGTAAAACTAGGCTTAACTCCAAATGATGCTAGACTTACTTCATCATCTAATCTTGATTGTATTTTTCTTGATACCGCATGAGATATATAACTTACATCTTCTCTATATTTGTAAGAAATGGCATTAGTTACCGAACTGCCAATCAAAGAGAATATATTGTCTAGATCGTTATTGGTCAATATACGACTATTGTTGTCATCGGCGGCACCTTCTGCAATTCTTTTACCAATATACAGGTTTTCAGTATCTTCTGCCCATCCAAATTCTCCAGGATCTAATCGTGGAATACCTGTTTGAAGCTCTTGCCCACGTCTGACCTGTATCTTTGCTACTTCAATTATTGCCATGAAAATATCCTCATTATAGGATATTTATCATTGGCAGGTGGGCAATCTTATGCAGTAAGAGCGTAATATTCTTCTACTTTGGTGAGCCAAAGATCTTGATATTTGTTAAAATCTTGTGGTAACAAATCAAACTGTTGGTATACTTCTCCGCCAGGTTTCATTCCATCATCACCGCGGCTACACATAAAGATGTGACCCTCTCGCATATCTGTTCCATAAATTTCATTATGAGCCAACATATATGCCATTAGTTGTAAAAAGTAATCTTCTACATATTCTAATTTTTTAGGACGATTGGTTTGTTTGTAATCGGCAATACAAGGATTACCTTTATAAACACACACTAGATCAGTAGTTCCGCTATACAACCCAGGAAAATATAAACTCTGCTCCATAGCCCATACTTCGTCGACGTCCTTTAATCCATTTTCGATAATAATATTTGCCATAGCATTGGCTTTAACATGAACAGGATTATTACCAGGTTGACGAACTTCGCCAACTAAGAACTTCTCCAAATTAGCGTGAAGACCCGTCCCTACTCCGGCCGCCTCTGTGGTAATTTGCTGTGCTTTATCGTGCCCAATCCTATTGCGCCATTCGTTCAACGCAGTCATGTCCTTGGTGGCACTTAGAATAGTAGTTACACTGGGTAATCTTTCGCCGTCGGGAGTTTGATAAACTCGCTTGCGAGTAACAGTATCATTGATCTGTTTACAGTTTTTGTATTGGTATCGTTCGACGAAAGGGGGAGGGGTGTAGATGTTCATAATGTTAATTATAACACTATGAACTCTCTAGGTCAAATTTTTGGAGATAAATCTTTGTTGCCAGCAGCCATTTGATCCACACTGGGACCAGTGGCCTGTTTGATCTGTCCACCTGCTTGATCGCTGGGTGTATTGGTGTTTAGCACAATTTCAGCATTGTCGGTAATGTCAGCAATAACATTACCTTCGGGGTCAACTTCGTTCTTTAATTTCTTAAGGATTTCAACGCTATCCCTATCACCGTCACCTAGTGCATAACCAAAAGATTTAAAAATATTTTGTGCAACAGGAAACGGCAAATTAGATTGTTGCTGATCTTTATTGGCCAACCCTTGAAGCACTGCTAGAACGTCTCTAGCAGACCCCATGTCAACTTCAAATAATTTCATCGAGCCAACTTACTCATGATGCTGTGTGATTCGGCCAATTTACGAGCACGAACTTGCTCACGGCTTTCACGCATCTCACGTCCAGTAGTACCCATTCCAGCAGCAGCATCGCTAGCGCCAAATTCGTCTTCTGGTTCTGGATTCATCATGTCTGGCTCGCTCATGTCCATACCTGGTTCTGGAGGCATTTCTGGTTCCATTCCCATTGGCTCTTCAGGAACTGCTTCGCCGGCCAATGCTGCAACAGCATTACTTACTGCTTCGCGTTGCTGTGTCAATACTTCTAGTGTAGCGCTCAATGCTGGTCCAACTGCCTGCTTGAATGCTTCTGCTTCTGCTGGACCAAAGTCTGCACGGATAGCATCTGACAACTCAATCATGCTCTTGGTTTGGTATTGCCCAACACGTTGCATCCAACTTGTAAAATCGTTAACCATGTCACCGGCAGCAGTAATGGCCTTGGCCTTACCTTCTTCGTCTTCGCTCAATAGATAACCAATGCTTTCGTTAACAAAACGCACATTTTGCTTGAACATGGTAGACTCCTTGACCTTCTTCTTGGCACGTAGAGCAGCAAAGTCGCTCTTTTCCAACTTGCCGTCATGGTCAACATCAAGTTTGCCTTGCTTGCCTTTTAGTTCTTCTGCCACGGCTTTGCCAGTTTTCTTTGACTTTGGTTTGTCTTCAGTACCATTGTCAAATGTGCTGGACTTACGTGTATATACATCACCTGTACTGGTTGTCTTTTTATCAAACTTGCCAGTGGTTTTGTTCTTTTCATGTTCGGCACGAGCGCTAGCCACTGTAGGAAAAGCTTCTTTAACTTTCTTTGACTTTGGTTTGTCTTCAGTACCATTGTCAAATGTGCTTGATTTGCGTGTATAAACGGTACCTGTGCTTGTTTGCTTCTTGTCAAACTTACCAGTGGTCTTTTCTTTCTCAGCACGAGCTTTTGCATCTGCTACTGTAGGAAAGCCTTCTTTAACTTTCTTATCAGCAATAGCTTTCTTCATTGGCTCTTTCTTGTCACCATCTTTATCCATGTCAAGGAAGTCAGGTTTAGATTTCTTAGCCTCGCTAAGTTCGATCATTTTGTTTTTTAATTGTTTAAGGTTTTCGCCTAGCATTTCTTTAATCCTTGTGTTGAGCAACTCTAACATTGCTTTGTCTTTTTGATATGTTTCATTGGCCAACAGATCGTTAATACCTGCACTACCTTCCTGTTGGAAGATCTTTGTGCGGAACTTGTTACGAATGTCTTCCAACTGCTCACGGTTGTACTTGGTTAGATTGACATTGGTACCAAAACGTTTTTCTAAATTTTCTTTTAGTTTAGCGCTGGTAATCTTGCGTGTAAAATCTGTAGTTTTCATATGTGTTCCAAAAAGGGTCTAATGTTATTTATATTAGTTTTTGAAGTTTCTCAAAACTCTTAACAATATCATTCTTGTATTGTTCTTTCTTGGCACGGGCAATCATACATTTACTCAATCTTAGATCAAAGTAATCTAAAGGCTTCTTGTTACTGCGTTGAACTGCTCTTTCGTGCAGTGTTTCGTCAAATAGTGCATAACCATAATTACGATCTTTAGTAAGAAGTTCGTTATCTAGAAAGCGTCCCAGGGCTAACCCATTGGCCAACAATGCAGCAGTTTGCGGCAAGTTGATCTGCTCAACTACTGCTTCACCGTTACGATTGAGTATGGCATAAAAACCTGTACCTTGTCTAACAATAGTGAAGTTCTCTAATGTAATTGAACCATCTTTATTTTCTACAGGAATAACTAGACCGCGGCGGCGAAAATTCTCACGCACTTCGGCGGTGACTCGGTCTATTTTGCGATATAATTCTTCGTTAATGGGTTTCATTTAGATTCTTAATTAGCATACTGCTGTCTGAGCTCATGGTGTAAATGCCCTTGCGCACTAAATTTTGTGCTGTCCATTGATCGTGTTCATCCAAGCTGGTCAGTCTGATCCGTGTATCATGTTTGTTTATGAACTGCTGTTCCTCATTGGTGACAGGAATTCTGATACCAGATAATAGCTGATGAATCTTCATATCAGCCCATCTTGGTCAGAATAACAAATAATACACTTAACACGCCAGTGACAATGGTTCCGGCTGTGGCAATGATGACTTTTGTCATGCTTTGATGACTGTCTTCAATGGTTTTTTGTAGGCCACCAACTTTTTCTTCAATGTTGGTCAGTCTTCTATCTAAGGATTCATAACGCTGAGCACATAACTCTACATGAGCTTCTAGATTTTCTTTCTCAATATCTGTTGTTTTCGTTGACATATCTTGTTCCTCAAGTGTTGTTGCAAACTATCCGCTTGTTATAATTTTAGTGCCTTAGATGGTGCCTTGAAGAATTTTAATAATAGTGTTTTTATATTGACTATCTTTGCAATTAAAGATCGCCTTGTCAATATTTATCGTTTCTCCTAAATTTTTAATTACAGGGACTTCGTTTAGGTCGTTGATCAAGTTGCCAATACCGTCACCTGGGATCGCTTCATATACTCCGGATCTATCTGGAGCAAATCTAAAGGTCCATACCTGTTGTTTTCCCTTGTAGGCCGTGCCAAATCCCATGTTTTTGATATCTACTTTGTCATTAACAGGTCTTGTATCGTAGGATACAATGGATCGTAGTTCTACACATTGCATCAATGTGATAAAATTCTTGTTTTGATCAATGGCCAGCTGTGTGCCATGGCTGGGTCTAATTGCTCCTGTGTTGGTGATATCCACCAGTGTTTGAATTTCAATAATTTCCATAATATACCTATATAACATTATTTATGGCCAAGAAAAAAGGTGGAATAAAATTCCACCTTTTGTCAGTTTAAAAGTCTATGCTAATTAAGCAAAGTCAGCTAATGTCAATGTCTTGACTGTAACTGTTGTAGAGACACCAGTTGCTGCTGTGATATTTGTATCAAACAATGTTGCTACATCAGATGCGTTGTTGTCAGATGCTGTAGCAGCATCAACTGCAACGATAAAACCGTTGTCGCTGCGTGGTCCAATGAACACAATGCTAGCTGCAATCTGGATAGCACGAATTGCTTTTCCAAAGTTGCCTTGTGCTGTGATAAGACCAGCTGCGGATACTGTGTCAGCTGTGCCAACGCCTGTTCCGCTAATTAATAGAAATGTTGGTTGATAACCATAAAATGCACCTGCTGCGGTGCTTCCGTGTACTTTTGCAATTCCTGCCATGATAAGTTCTCCTAATCGTTTTTGAGCCTCCCTATGAGACTCTAGTGTAATTATTTATCCATTCTGTAAAAAAATAACAATAATGGCCTTTAATCTTCGTCTTTGAGATCACCATCAATGATTTTAAGATGGCGTGCAGTTTCCTTGTTATCGCGTAGCTTGCGTATACTACGAGTAAACTTTTTAGAGTCTCCTCCCTTGATACTGTTAATTAGTCTACGTTCTAGTTCGTATGCTTGATCAGGTGGGAAGTTCTCTTTGATCAATGCCAATAGGTTAATTGCACTGTCAATGACATGTGTGGCCCTAGCTTCAATGATAGCTTCGCTATTTTTCTTTTCCGATATGGAATTGAGTTCTTCAAGTAGGCTGCGTGTTGCTCGTTTCAAGTTAGTATCCTTTGTGATATTTATCCTATAACAATTGTAACATATAATATGGTGAAACACAAGGTTGTAAAAAATGCTGCAACCGCACATAATGTATAAATAATTGACTCAGTATAAACACTGAGTCGTTATAATATTTTAACACACACAAGGAGAAAAATATGTTAAACCAACTAGTTGAATACTTTCAAAAGATGTTTCAGAGATTTGAACAGCCACAAACTTACGGATCTGCACTAGAAGAATACATTGTTAGAAATTCGCCACAAAATTCATGTGACGTGGATCGTCTTACTCGTCAATTTGACTTGAAACAATCAGGACGCGGATGGTAATTATGAAAGTTATACTAACGTCAATCTATAACTTTTTAGAAAACATTGGACGTGTTCGTGCTGCTACACATCTTGCACAAAGCGGAGATTATGCCGGCGCCAAACGTGTCATGATGGAAGATTTTAAAGGATGGATCTAATGAATCAATGGATACCAATGACAGACGACGCGGTAAGATACCCGAAACTAAATGACTCACTTCAGTTGTATTACACAGTCAATCTGTGTATACTAAATACTTAGACAGTAAAATTAGTTACTGTTTACACACAGACATTACACACAAGGAGAATAATATGTCACTACATGATACCCCAAAATTGCCAGAAGTTAAATTCAACAAGAATGGTTACGAAATTCGTACAGATATTCTTGGTATGGCCAAAGACTTGGTAAAAGAAGACTTCCATGCTAAATTTCAAGGATGGGAGATGACCGCTACTCGTGATGAGAAGACCGGTCAAATTGTTACATCCGTAGCAATGCCAGAATTTCCAGGACTTGATAAAGTTCTAGAAACTGCTGAAAAGATGTATAGCTTTGTTAATCAAGGTGTAGCTACCGCATCTAAAACCTCTAAAAAATAATTTATAATAAAAATAATATATTAGGCATAGCCAAAACATAATTTAGAAGAAATGAAAAAGTCCCGAAAGGGACTTTTTCTATTTGTGTAATCTGATACGTTGTTTAATTATATCAATCACCTGTTCACTAAGCACTACTTCATAATGATTATAATCAACTTCAATTAGTTCCATTCCTCGACTATGATGGCGTTGGCTAGCAACTGTTACTACTCCGTCATTTGCCCCTTGTATCCACGGTGTATTGCCTTTAACAGTGACAATATTACACCAGGGGTGTTTGATTTCAATATTATCAGCCTGTCTCATGGGCCAGCTGAGTGGACCAATATCTTTTAGCAGGCGACTAAAGGGCAAGAAGTACCTGGCAAAATCTGCATGTTCTGCACCACCATAAGGAGTGCTTAAAGTGACTGCGCCTAGCACCTGTGTGGGCATAGCATTGGCTAGGTGTAGCGAATATATGCCTCCTAGACTATGAGCAATAAAGAATATATCCGTTTCTTCAGCCAATGTAGTTTGCATGGTTTGAAGATTGTTTTCAAAACCATCAGCGCTGTTGTAATTGATACATAGGCTATCACCGCCCAGATGTTCTTTAATATGATTAAAGCTCTCACTTGTGGCGCTGGCGCCATGTATGTAAACCAGTTTCATTATATTGGCCTGCTGCGTAAGAATTCGGGATAGCGTTTATTAAAGTGACGCATAACAACTCCGGCTATCTCATGTGCTTGATTTTCTTCGGGACTACCAGTGGCACCACTTTCATCGTTGAGTTCATCCCTAATGTCTTGACGATAATGAACTAGTTCGTGTGCTACTGTTCTGAGTATATCTACAGGGTGACGATTAAGTATTGCCACATGTAGAGTTTTCTCGCCGTTAACATACATACCAAAGCTGGGCTGACTGCCTGTGTGTATCTCAGGTTCAAAGTCCATCTTGGGAAGACTGTCAATCTCTAGAACTTCCATGGCCAAGGGTAGGAACTTTTTGAACATGTCAACAAATGTTGCTCGAGATTCTTGACCTTCAATTAATAATTCTGTGATTTTCATGCGCCACCCCAAGTTGCATATAGTCCAGAATTATATTGACCACTGCCATATATTTTACTCAACGAAGTTTTGACATAAGCCTCTAATTCTTTCCCAGTTGAGTTAGGTTGTACATCAAATGTAAAAAATCTTTCCCCATCTTGGGCCTGGCCAAGATGTTCACCACCCAATTGACCCATGACTGTATCAATATTACGAGAATTTAGATCATAAGTTTCTAACCCAACATACCCTTTTATCTTAGCGCCGGGTATACTAGCCAGGCTAACCCACATTTGACGGCCGCCGGCTGTTTGACTAGTTCCAGCAACCAATGGCACTTGCATAATAGTTAATACAATACCGTATAATGCTTTAGCAATACCCCGGCCACGATAGTCTTCATCAACTGTAATAGTATCAACTCTTACTGCGTTGGGTAATGGGAAATGGCTTGTCCTTGTGTCCGCTGGTGTAATCGACAATTTGCCAATCAATTGCCCAGGAGTTTTTAATGCTCGTTTATTGGCATACTCCCAATATTGAACTCTTTCGTTATAAGCCCCATCTGACTCTCGAGGTTTCTTGACCGGCGGCGTTTGTGAATTGATATAGTCCGGTCCTTTAGGATCCCATATTTGTATATCAGTGCCATACTGCCCAGGCCCTATTGTGTATAAGTATCCACTACCACCTGGCAACTCTTTTGTAACATCAGATTTGAACTGGGTAGGCACATATAATGACTTTTTTCCACCGGTATATCCAGTAGATGGAAGTTTTTCAATTGCCTCTTGAGTTTCAGATAATAGTTCTGTTATTCTCATGCCTTATCCTGAAATATTTGTATTGGTGAATGACCTAATGCTACCGCTTTCCAAACATAAATTTTTTCGCCATTCTTCTCAATAACATTTGGTGTTGGTTGAACCTCAATGTCCATTCCTCTTGGTAATAAAACTTCGTTTTCTTGAGCGTGCCTACTTATTTTTTTAAGACTTACAGCAGGTGTTCCAATTGGAAGTTCTATCATTAGTAAATTATTTCCACCCGCGGAACCAAATTTGTGTGCTTGTTGCAACTTAGTTGATGTACTAGTATAAGCAGGTAAGTGTAACCTAATTGGTTTAGAACGATCAGCTTTGTATTTTTTATAAGCATGTTCAACACTTACGGGTATTCCTGTATAAACTTTTGCTGGTTTAGACAAATTGAATCTTTTAAAAATTTTGTCTAATGTTTTAATACGTTCAGCAGCAGGAGATTTTGGATCAATCTCCGTTTTACCTCTATAATGCTGATGCAACATATTATTAACAAATCTGCTGTCTATAGACTGGTAATATAAAGGGTCAGAAGACGCTCTATCACTAGGGTCTATAGCCACATCTTGATGTATACCTTCGGGGATGAATTCTTGTGCTCGCATCGTGTATTTAGTGGGAGTTACTTTATCTCCCGTCAAGTACGCCTGACAGTTCAATTGCGCGGACGCCTGTGTGAGCAAGCTCACACCCGTGACGACAACGGTCCCTAAGGTGGGTTCTTTTTAATCATCAGTTGCATTGGCACCACATTTGGCACGCTTTGCATTAGTCAATGCTGCAAAGTCTATGGACCACTCTTTTCCTGGTTGCAATTCTTTGGCGCCTGCTGGATACTTGAATGTCACACCGCCTTGTTGTTGAATTTGTGCAATAGGTAAACGAAACTTGGTCAAGTCATTACCTAGATTAGGATAAGGTGATACATGCGGAAACATCCATCCCGCAACTTCTTTAGTTTGATTATTGATCGCTATCTTGTATAAGGCATGTGGAACAACCACTCCATTGCCGATCTTTGTGTCTTTGGCATTGTATACGGCTCCTACATATATGGTATAGGGTTGATTAAGTTCTACAGCCCAACCGCGTACATTGGTTTCTAACAACTTCCAAATGCCACGATTTAGTGATGGTGCTTGTGGTGTCATATTGGTCATTAAGAAACTTTCGTATTCTACCTGCTGATCCCAACTCAAATCACCATCTGGACTCATATGTCCCTTGTCAAATCCAGCACCTGCATAATCAGCAGGAGTTGCGCCTGCCTGAACACTCTTATCAGCAGCAAATGCGTTGGTACGAGCAATACAGCCCAGCGCATTGGGCGGTGTTAGAGTATAGGCAACATAAGCAGGTATCTTGGCAGCAGCATCATATGCTGATAAGTAGCCTTGGCGACAGATAGATGTTAATGTTTTCTTAGTTTGAGCAAAACCGTATGGACTATGTATTTGACAAGATAGTAGTGCTAGTGGAGCACGTTGTTCCCATGCATGGGCTAGGCTAGAAACTGCTAGGAGCAGTGCGAATACGATTCTTTTCATATATACCTGTTAAGTTGGTATATTATTTAGTATAAACTTTAAGATGTGCCGTTACGTTTTCCTAGGAACATTTGGCTTCTACGTTGACTATTCCATGTATTGGTATAATCTATATCATTAAAATAGTTTGTAAAGGCATCTCTCAATGCCTGCGTACAACTGGTAGCATCATACGTGCCAATTGCCACAATGGTCCCAGCCGGCATTGCCCGAAGAGCAGTGGCCATGTTGTTGCATAAGGAAGGAGTTCCGTAAGTGTCGTAAACAGTTTTACTAATTATGGAACCACTAGAATTTATAATAACAACGGTATGTCCTCTAGTCATCCTAGTGCCAACACCTCCACCTACACTATTGTCAGTACCGTCCGGAGCCACTGAGTAATCACTGGCCACAACTGTACCATTGACTTTAATATAACTACCGTGTGTGGGATTACCATTAAAGTTAGTGCAAATGGCCACAACATGCTGACCCGATATGCTTTGATCAAACGCTATATAAGTTCCACCAATTAGTTGTTGCTCAAAAAAACCAGATGCATCTACACTGCCACTGGTGCCGCCGTTAGCAGGTGCTGCTGCCCATGGACTACCATCTACATTTGATTTGGATCCCGATAAAGTAGCAAGTTGTGCCCCACCTGTACCATTTACATAGGCAGTATGTGTGCCTGTGATGTTGTTTAGTACTCTATATCCAGGTTTGGTATTATCACTGCGTTTGGTTGCAGCCAAGGTTAACTTCTCAGTCCTGCGCAAGATTTTAGTTGCTACAGGATTGGCACCTGTTCTAGTCGATATTCCGTTAGCTGCCATGATTTTTATTTCTTAGGTAATTTGCTGCTATGAAATTCCCAAAAGCCTGGCTCATGTGGTTGCAATGGTTGGTTATTTGTGTTCATGTTTGATCCTTAACTTATTGTGATTGGGAAATTGAATGTTGCTGGGTAGGATATTCCATTGTCTATAAAGAATACCAAAGAAGCTCCGCCAGGGCCGCCACCACCAGATCCATCTGGAAGAGCTGTTACAGTAACTGTTGCGCTAGCATGTGTGCTGCCCGAACCAAATGTTGCAGTATGTGTACCTAATCCTAAATTATTGAAATATGTTTGATTGCTTGCAGAAAGACTCATAACTGCAACACCCGTTGCACCGCTACTATTAATAGTAAATCCAGTCGTACCGTTGACTGTAGCAGAACTGTCTTGTAGTTGATTTCCAGGTATGATAGGTGGATTCATATCTGTGTACAGTATTGATCCGTTACCGCCGTTGCCGCCCCCGGTGCTGCCGCCAATAGAAATGCCGGTACCTAATGTAATCCCTGGTCCAAATGTTATTCCTGATAGTGACATAATAAATACCCCCTGCTATGGAGTATTTATTGTAAAATATATAATATTTCTATACAGCTTGAATGGCGTTGTCTATGTTAAAAGTAAAGCTGCCAATGTGACTGCAATGTATTGTGGTATCGGCCCACAATTTAAAGCCTTTATCACGTGCTTTTCTGCAAAAATCCACGTCTTCTGATATGGTATTTGCGTGATCTATGGCAGAATGATACTTGAATTGTGGATATCCAATGTCACGCATTACTTGGGCCTTGATCAATGCACAACCAAACCCGCAGCCCACAATCTCTACTAGACCGCGTCCCTTGACACGTTCAAAGGGAATATTATTTACTCCACCATATTCGTTAGGTTCGTATATTTCTAATACGTGTAGTCCTGGTTTCCGTTGTACATACAATCCACTTACTACGTCACGGTCGTGTGCCAGCAATCGTTTCAGGGTATCTGGTGGGAATGCAATATCGCTATCCACACTGAACAAGTAATCAAATCCATTAACTACCCAGTCTGCAATTAGATTGCGAACTTGATCAATATTGTATCCATAGAAATATTGGAAGGTAGTTTCGTATCCATCAGGTACTTCTAAATCATAGATACTTTTAAATGTATCAGGTTCGATATTACGTGCTGTGGGGATTGCTATTAGGATCTTTTTTTTAGATCGTGTCATTTTGTTTACAATTGCGTGGGCTGTTTGATTCTGCTCTGCTGCATTGACCTTGTAGTCATTGAGGGGGTTGATGTCATTATAATTGTAAACAACATCCTGTAGGCATTTTACCTTGTCAGGATCCGCAGCTTCAATTAAGGCGTAGAACACACTGCCGTCGCCGCCGGCACGATACCACTTGCCCTGATCATCCTTGAACAGGCTATCATCAAGATTATCAATTAGACTCTTCTTGAAAGTTCGCAGGTGTGTGTAGGGCAGGATCCAGTTAAAGTGATGCTGTCTATAAGCACGAGCCTGCTTGACTGCTTCAGGATAAGGCTGACTGATCAGGGGAATGTTATCAGTCATGCTCCAGCACGAACCATAGGTGAATTCTGTTGTGCCGTCATATATGGTGTTATAACGAGCAAATATACTATTATCATTTACCAGACTATCGTCACCATCCAGCAGCATGACAATAGCTGTTTCGTTTGCGACTCTGCGTAGTGTATCAATTTGATTTCTTGGTGCACCACGGTTTTCTGGATTAATAATCAATACAAACTTGGCCTGCAATTCCTTAGGCAGGGATTCTATCTTGGCTCTCACACGATCTGCACTGCTATCTGTACTACAGTCATCAATTAATACATGCATATAATTGTCGTAGTCTTGTGAAGCCACGCTGTCAATGCACTGCTCAATATACCGGTCACAATTGTAAAATGGGCTAACAACTACAATTGGTTGTTCATTACCACTCTTATAGTTTTCCATTTCAATAGCATTGTGAAACCTACGACCATAAACCTTATGCACTCTATGATTGATTTTAGATGCTGCACGATAGTCTTCTCGTGACAAATACCCACCTAGCCGCTTGACAAAATGTTGTTTCCATTGCATGGCCACACTGTCCCATCCTGCAATATCTTTGACAATATTGCAATAGTATTGCTTCTGTTGATGCAGATACTTGTTATGATAAGCCTGTACAGTTGTGGCTACAAACTTTTCAACTTGCTCGGGCGTATTGATATCCGGGAATAACCCATTGGGTTCTACTGCATAGTCAATATGATAGCAGGCATCATCTAGTGCTATTTCTTCCAAGGCTCCAAATCTACATGTGATACTAGGAGTATTGTACAATAGTGATTCCAATGTAGATATACCAAATGTTTCCGGAAATGCACATGGGTAGATCATAAAGCTGGCGGAAGTCAAGATATCAGCGATTTCTCGTTGTGTGATAACTCCTGTAAACTCCACACCCAAGTTGGCAAGTTTGGGATCAGCAGCCATAACTTGCCAATCTTTTTCTTGTTGGTCTGGTTCTGATGCTGTGCTGAATCTATAATAGCCACCAATGATCTTTAATCTAGCAGTGGGAATATGACGCTTGACATGTGGCCATATGAGATTGACCAGGGGAATCATACCTTTGGTCACACTAGCATTGTAGACAAATAAGTCTGGATCTTTAGCGCTGATATCAACTTCTTTGCGATAGTTACGTGCGCCGTTGCGTGTAATGAAAAACTTATTCTTCAATACTTCAAAGTTACGTCTACGTCCGTGATTGCAGTTGGCCACGTAGGTCAAATGGAAGTCACTAAGTGTGAAGATATCTGTGATTCTATTTGCCACTGCCAGTTCTTCGATCAAGTTGTCACCAAGACAAAATGTATCATGCATCCATAGCACACGAACTTTTGCTCGACTTACAATCCTATCATAAAGATGCATCTCATAGAATGGCCATGCTCTGTTGTCTCCTAGCCGTTCATAATCGCCGGGTGCAGTAAATGGAATTACAGTTCGAGAACTAATGATTACATCAAACGCATGATCGTTAGCTAGATCTGCTAATGGAAGGTATGTAACTCCATCATACACACCAGGGCGAGCATGATCTGTTGTACAGTTGTTGAATACAGTGACATCAAAACCGATGTCACTGAGTTCGCGAGCGACCAAGGATACAGCACTTTCGCTTCCCCCAAGTCCTTGTTTGTCTACGGTAGTACCATCATATGGTATACCAATAATGTCAATAATAGCAAGTTTCATGCTATTAATTATACACTAACAAGAGTTGATGTCAATGATCTTGGTCGACTATTTATTTTTCTCAAGTTCTTCAACTCTAGCAGTGAGTTCCTTAACGGCTTCAACTAACAATGGAACAATGAGATCGTATCTAATGGCCTTGTATGGATTTTCTGCATCAGGTTTCACATCTCTAGGAGTATGTTCGTATACAGCTTCTGGTAAAACTGTTTCAATCTCTTGAGTCATTAGACCAACTAATTTTGTATCTTTATTAATGTAGTTGTAATGGTATCCGTTAATATGAGATAGTTTATCCAATGCACCTGCAATCTTAACAATGTTTTCTTTTAATCTTCGATCGGATGAGTTATAAAATGCAGTAATATCACCAGTGGCTGTGATTGCACCACCAACACTTAATCCTGCACTTGGCATTTCGTAGGTTGTGCCATTATAATACAAGTATCTATTGCCCGCGCTATTGAGAAAGATAACTCCAGTTGTACCACCAGTACGATATGTATAGAGATCGGCATTCACTGTTAAGTCACCAGTCATTGTATCACCGGCCTTTGCTACTTTTGTACTATCAGTTCCATTACCAGTTCCGTTGGTGCCAGGAGTGCCTTGGAATCCTTGAGCACCATTGGCTCCTTGATATCCCTGGAAGCCTTGATTGCCTTGATATCCTTGATTGCCTTGATATCCTTGATTGCCTTGATATCCTTGATTGCCTTGGAAGCCTTGGAATCCCTGATTGCCCTGGAAGCCCTGATTGCCCTGGAAGCCTTGATTGCCCTGAAATCCTTGGTAGCCCTGATTGCCTTGGTATCCCTGATCGCCTTGGTATCCCTGATTACCTTGGAATCCGCGAGCACCTTGATAACCTTGTGCTCCTTGGAAGCCCTGATTGCCCTGGAAACCTTGATTACCTTGATACCCCTGATTGCCTTGGTATCCCTGGAAACCTTGATTTCCTTGGAAGCCTTGATTAACAGCAGTGCCATCACGACCTTGATTACCTTGATTGCCTTGGAAGCCTTGATTAACAGCAGTACCATCACGACCTTGGTAACCTTGGTAGCCTTGATTACCTTGATATCCCTGATTTCCCTGCGCCCCTTGAAAACCTGCACCTTGAGTGCCTTGAGTGCCTTGAGTGCCTTGATTACCTTGGTATCCCTGGAAACCTTGATTTCCTTGGAAGCCTTGATTGCCTTGGGCACCTTGATATCCCTGATTTCCCTGCGCCCCTTGAAAACCTGCACCTTGAGTG